ATTGAAGATATCTGTAACTGGAACGTCCGCGGAAAGTTTCCGCAGATAGTTTGATTAGAGGATACTGGAAAGACTGCCAGCTTACGTCCCATTTCACCAGTCTCGACTTTTGGGATAAATCCCAGGTAGTCGTAAAGTAAGACTCATGCCTTCCGGCATAAGGACCTACAAGATGAGTTGAAAGGGATCCCGGGGCGAGTGACCGCAACATTGCTGTCACGGATCGTCGTAACGGGCTATACGGAGTCTGCACCGTCAGATGATGATGCAGACAATTGTATAGGAAGATGACGTCTTGCCAACGCGTGATTCTACGTTTTAAGTAGAATGGACGCACTGCCGTACCTTCGAAATAATCCTCTCCGCAAGATTCACGGAAGGGACCCTCGATAAATGACTTTTCCTTATTTGTCCTAAACCCGGCGAACCGGAGGACGGAGATAAGTTTCTGTGACATACCTGCGGGAACGATGATATCGTCACCGTAGACACTCACATGGGCATACCCGTCTCCCATAAGCTGCGCTGATATGTCGGTATAACCTTCATAATCAGAAACGGCTTGGGATAGAGATAAGAAAATCATCGACTCGAGCTCGAAAGTAAACCCGTTCCCCATTGAGGAGAACTTGTTCCATTGCACTTCTGTTTTGCCGTGCATTCCTTTGTGGGATCGCAAGGCATTGAGATAGTCAAACCAATCAGGAGGTATTAATTCCCGAACTAGTTCGATGCTGAGAGTATCAGACGCCATCTCAAGATCCAGCGTAGCTGGATCAAGAGGGCTGTGATTTTCGGACCCAAAACGCGCTAACTTTTGGTTGCGCGTCTGGTCATCCAAGTCACAGCCAACCCTTTTCAGGGATCGACGAATGAACTCTCCGACACCTAACTGTAGGTAGACGTTAAGCATTGGTTCAATGGCGATTGCTCTATGAGTAAGAGCAGTCTTCGGCACGAAAGTCACTTTATTGTGATTGGAGCACACTAGCCTTTTCGATATCCAATGGATATCGACGTGTAGAGGAAAACCATCCGGAAAATCCGTAGGTTCAAGGCCATAACCTTCGCAGGTTATGGCACGCCTCCAAGGCATATCCGCAAGGATAGCCGCACGAGCATAGTGGTATGCCCTGTTTGACACTGAATACCCTTCAGTGGCATACTTGTAGTACGCCGTAGTGCTCGGTCTGGATAGACCGATGCACCCGCCCGGACCATGCCGACTCCCGTCATGGACTTTATCCAAGTCCAGAGGACCTAACCACCGTTTTATCTTTTCGCGCGCGAGATGGAATATCTCGTGCACGTTCAGGGCCTTTGGAATAGGCCTTGAATGAAAACGGTGCCTGTAGTGAGCCAGACGACGGTTGGTTTGACGACAATAGAGCTCAGCGAGCTCAAATCGTTTCACCGCTGTTGTCTGGGGATCCACTTCAGGAAGCTTTCCGAAGGGGTATTTCTTCAGAAAAGAGAGGACA